AATAAGATCTCACCACCACATATTTGTATCCAAATGAAGACACATTAGATGTGAGTCCTAAGAAGTCTTTAAGGCCATCGTTGTTCTCCTTCATTTCACTTTCGATAATCATACGAGTCTGAAGGACTAGTGGGTCAAATGTGTCATACATCACTGAGTCTGTTCCAGGAATAGCATCAGGATTACCCAAATTTGACTCACGGACATTAATTAGTCCATAGTCTTGGAGAGAACTTCTTAGATGGTCAATTTCTTCTTTGGTGAGGTCAGGAATGCTTTCAATGATTTCTGAAAGTTCCATAACCTGTACTGTACCAGCGGCATAAGCACCCTGAGCTCTACCTGTAGGATCAGAGATCCATTTTCTATCAGGAGTTGTAAGAAACCAAGTGTTCTTGGGGTTAGCCACCTCAACATTAAATCCAAGTTTTGAGTTGTCTTCATATATGTGATAGAATTCTCTTCCAGAAATTAGCAAATCGCGAAACGCATCTTCACTTTTTTCCTTCAGGTTAAACTCAGCCTTCTGACAGGTGAGTACGTGATTAGCCCATTTCTCAGCTACAGATGTATAGCTATCTAGCACATCTTTCACTTGATCCATGGTAAGTTGCTGCAATTCTTCCTCATCAATCTCTTCACCCTGCATTGCAGCTTGCTGAACAATCTTTTGTTTAGCTTGACCAATTACATATTCTTGAAGAATGTCTGTCTTGAATTGTAGCTCTTCAGCCTTACTGTCATCATCAAATGCCTTCACCCTGAATGTGTCAGGGCGTTTTGTGATTTCACCTACCAACTCGTTCACAGGAGTGGTCATAATAGAATACATCTTTACATATGCAGGAAGCTGAAGATCAGCTGTCATCATATCTGTAAAGCTCTTCACTGTAGGCTCTTGATAGAAGTCTTCCATCCTCAAGATGCCTTTTATTAAATCGTAGTTTTTGACAAAGGTGTCACGGTTCTTCACATACTCAGCATAAGCCTTGTTTGCAAAGTAGTCCATGGTGTTCTTTATCCAACTCTCGTCTTGCTTTTCCTTGTCCGTCTTAAACTGGTCAGGGAATATATTTAGATAGGCATATCTAATTGTAGCATCTTTCGTATATCTAATGATAGCCATTATATAAAAAGTTTACTTTTTTTCACTTTATTAAATAACCCACGAGATTCTGTAAACAGAACGTTCTTCTTATTGGGTTTGAATATCGCACTCACTCTAGGATCAGATGACCCACCCACCTTACCAAGTACAGGATCCATCTTAAGGGCCTGAGCTATAGCAAGTTCTGCAGCAATAATACGGTCAAAGTTACCCTGATCGTTATACTGAATTATCTCTTCTAGCAGTACAGGATCAAATATCTTTGACACTCCTTGCACCTCTTTGATGATGTTACCATCTTCATCCTTCTCGGTGTACACCACTTCCTCCATATACTTCTTGAGGCAGTTGTGCAGATAGTCTCTTATCTTCTCAGAGCTTCTGTGTACACCATAATCACGCTTCACTGTTGTACCAGGCACCACCTCTTTCAACCAATCAGGTTGTTTCTCAAGGTAGTGTGCATCTCCTTTTGCTTTCATATATTCTATGAACGAGATGTCATCATTCTCACACAGAGTTCTAGCGTTGTAATACTTGATAAGTAGACGAGCCTGTTCTTCCCAGGTGTCCTTCTTATCAGGTCTTGCACAATACGAAGCTACGAACATATCTTGATATTTCTCACCTGTTATGTCGTGCATTCTCTTATAAACGTACACAGATCCTAATGATGTAGAATAGGCAGCTTGTCCTTGTCTGTAGGGATCGACCCCAGCTACATACAATCCATATGGAGGACTTTCGATAGGAAACTCATATATGACAACAGGGGCATCCTTTAGATCGCTATTTTTTAGAGGGAAGTTGGTTATAGGCTGTTTGTCTGTAAACTCATGACTGATTTTCTCTCCGTCATGAAACAAAATTACAGGAGTGCCTGTACGCCCCTGGTTAAGCAACCTACCCTTTTGACGTTTGGCTGCCTCTATATCAAATATGTTTGTGTCTTCATTCAGGAAGATGTCATCCACCTCAAGTGGGTAGTACATCTTTTCTTTTAGATAGGCCACCCTATCTCCTGCTTTCTTCAGGCGTTCAAGGTTGGCTGTGGTTATTTCAAGAGCTTTGTCTTCATTGCTTACAAGCATCTTGACATTATGAAGATCGCTTCCTTCAGGTTGTTGAAGAAACGCACCCAGCGTGCTCTCTTCCTTAGCTTCCATTCTATACTTATACGAAATAAACAAGCCATGAACACGTCTCTCATCTTTCTCATTGTTATAAGCAAGGAAGTTAAAATTGTCTGCGTCAAACATTAAGGACTTAGCGTCCATGAATTTCTTCATATCACCACCTGTTCCTGTCAGGAGAGGAGAACATCCCCATCCATACGGAGTGGTGAAACCAGGCACAGCGGCCTGAAAGCCTCTGAGGAAGTTACCTTTACCAATCTCGTCAATAATTAGTTTACGAGGTTTAGTACCTGCAATAGCCTCTTCGTTATTACCTTCATCCAAGTTACGGATGAGGATTTGAGAGAACGGTATACGTTCTCCTCCACGAGTCTTGATACCTAGGGTGACTTGGTTTTTCCAATTATCCTCAACTCTCTGCCATCTCCATGCTTCAGGTAGGAAATTGAGGCCCTTGTCCAGCTTGTCTGTGATCAGCTTTATGTCGGGAGCGTTTAACCCAGCGATCACATTCTGGGAGTTTTCATCAAATGTTGCGCCCCACCCTATGTAAGAAGCCTCTAAAACAGACTTGGCAAAACGTCGTATTCCTAGTATCACCAAGCCCTTTTTTTCTTGTTGTGCCCTGTCAATCTCATTTGTCACAATCCATTCGTTATCACGTAACAGGGGGTTGGCATATTTCTGGTAGATGCGTCCTCTTTCGTCAACAACATCCACCTCTGTGTGCCACACATTTAGATGCCAATAGAGGAATGGGTTAATATATGTCCCATTCATCATGCATCCATTCAGACATAACTCTTTATGAAAGTCAAAGAATGACCTATACTCAGCTGACTCACGGTCAGGGAGTCTTCCCTGATTAATGAACCAGTCTTTGTAGTCTATGCTTATAAGATCATTCATCGTCTGCTTTTAAGAAAGTCTTCAGCCATGGTAGATAGTTCTCCACTGCCTCTGATTTCCACTTTAGCTTCTTCCTTCTCACGTAGTTTCTCTACCACCTCTAGAAGGGCCAAGTAATTTTTCATGGTTTCCTGTATGAACTTACCCTGTGCCTCGATGGAAGCTATGACCATGGGAAGCATTCCTCCTTTGGCTGTAGGTTTCCATTCAATCCTGTCTTTTAGTTCATGCAGGGGATTTGCATCCACATAAGCTTTCCACGATGTGAGCTGTTGTTCAGCCCATTCAAGCTCTGTATTAATGTATGTAGTTTTCTTAATAATCTTCGCCATCATCTTCTTTTAGAATGTTCTCCAGATTCATCCCCTCCTTTATAATCTGATCAATCTCGCTCTCATCTGTGTGAGGAACGTCCATGTCAAGCTCTGATTTATACTTCTCAAGAGCAAACAATATCTCTCTATCACTAAGTCCCCACACATCTCCATATTCATCTAGCGCAGTGGCTATGTGCCTACCCATATTGTAATTAGGGTAGGAAATATGTAATTGCTGGAAAAGTGCAAGCACTCTGTAATAATCGTTGGGTCTTCCCATATCTGTCATTTAGAGCAGAATTCCTGAGCTCGCTGCTGTAAACTTGGTGAGGCTGGGCTGAATCACAGAACTGAGAAGTTTCTCAATCTCGTCATTAGCCAGTTTTTTCACCTCTGGGCTTACTTCAGGTGTAGCAATCAAGGCTGCTAATTTTTCAATAACTATCCACGCTTCTACTACTGGATTCATATTAATTGGTTTAAGTCTTCGTCTGATAAATCTTTGTTGTCGTCAGGATGTTCTAGCTCCACCTCTATTTCAAACTCATCCTCTGGATTTGCATTCATGTATTCCTGACGAATGGCTACAGCTATATTGTCCTGCACTTCGTCAGGGACACCCACTATGTCAACATAGTCTGCTCCCTTTTCCCATGCATCATGAAGAATGTCTAAAAACACCTTCAACGGAATCTTTTTGAAAATCACCTCGTTATTTTCCATCTTTTTTGATTTGCTCTTCTTGTTCTTGCGTAACCTCTGCCAGCCATTTTTCTAATGGACAAGCACATGAAAGACATTTGGTTTTAGCAGACAATGTGCATCCACAATGGGTGCAATGAGCGTCAAGACGGATGGTTTTGTAATTCTTTCTGTTAGCTGAATGGTATTCACACTGCTTACAAATGCTTATTCTCTTACTGCTCGTCTCTAATATCGCTGTCTTCAACTTGTCTGGGGGGATGAGGTTGTTCCTCCACCCCTCGTAAATCTGTGAAAGCATACATTCTTGGTTTTAAATCTCTTATGCCATCCAAGGCTATCTGAAGCTTAAGCTCGTACGACTTCCTCTTCTGCTCTGTTAGGCTAACGTCCTCTAGCTTCTTTGTGAATAGGGCCACCTGGCTTTCGTGTTTCTCCATCTGCTTTATTGCCTTCCCTTCATTAAAGAAGAACTTCCCAAACCCACTGATCTCCAAGCTCTTATGTTTTGTCAGCGCCTGGTTGGCCTCCTGAAACTGATGGTTAATAACAGCTTCAATAGTCTTTTCACCAATGAGCATCTTGGGAGCCAGCTTCCTAATGATCCAGTCTTTAACAGACAGGCTCACGGGCTTATTATCTGTGAACAAGTCTGATTTCAAGGGTGACGTCATTTTCAAAGTTTAATACTATCCTGGGATTCACCTTCACCTTTGTCCCATCCTTCACCAAAACCCCCATCTTCTTCAGCCTGGAAATAATGTTGTTTATGGACGGATTGGTGGTGCCATAGGTGTCACAGAAATCCTTCCTTATATTAGCATAGGAGATGTTACCCCTAATAGCTGTAAAGGCAAGGAGCTGTATCTCCCTTTGTGTCAACCTAAGATCATTCACTGCAGAAAGAATAGTATAATACCTTTCAGCCACTTTATAGCTGTCAGCTTCTTCTTTCTTCAGTTTTTGTAATATCACCGTCATATAGTTGTTACAAAGATAGGGGGTTATTCTAACATATTCAAATACAATCTTTTATCCTATTGCTATATTATATCTTTTTTTTCAACCAGATACACCTTCCCCATTCTATTATCAATGGATGAGAGTCATCCGTTCACCATCTACACTCATCTATTGACTATCTGTCTGTAGGGAGCATCTATCTCCTAACCCACCCTCCACCCCAAAGGTACACAGCTTCCCCATATATTACCAAATTTATTTTTATACACCCCCCATACCAAGTTTCACGTGAAACACATTCCCCCCTAAAAATACCCCCTGTGCATGGGAGAAGGGAAAACCTATCATGTATATGGGAGGGGAGGGTACTTCCAACAACAACCCCACGCATAAATTGCCAAGTTGGGGTAGCCCCCCATCAATTATTAACTAAAAAAACATTTTAAAATGGCACTGAATTTCAAAGCTTATCAAAGAGCAGACCGTACTGAATTAGGTACAATCGCATCAATCGTTGGAAAAGGTGGTTCTTTCAGACCAGCAAGTATTAACAATTGGACTGACGCTAACAAGCGTGTGGTGCTTGTGCTTGCAAAGAAGGATGGAACATCTGACCTTGTTACCTGTTCCACAGAAGTGAGCAAGCGTTTAAGAAGCAAAGAACTTAAGCTCTCTCAACTAATGGGATTCACTGTTGTTGAACAGCTCACTGTTAGTGGTGATGTAATGAATGTTGTCGTAATGCCAAGCAGTGGTGCAACACTACCAGCTGTTGAAGTGGGTGATAGCATCCCAACTTACGAGCCTGTTAGCACCTTCAATGCAGAAGAACTAATTGCATTCTAATAAGACGAGAGCCCTTCGGGGCTCTCTTTCTTATATATAGGGTGGGAATTACATTCATTAGGGTGGGCTAATGGGAAACTAGAGCTCATAACTCATTGATTTTGTGTAAGTTAGAGAGATGGTGTGTGACCCATGGCAGGTTATAAGGGTAAAAACAGTGATAGGGTAAATCAGTACATTAGAGAATATATATAGCATTAATTAACAATTTAATACGTTCAGCCATGGTAAGTGCTAAACAAGAAATACTCTCTCTAATAGGAGAAAGAAATGTTCTATGTGCATATATAGAATATGAATATGATTGGGATGAGCCACTTAAGAAGATTAGTCTTAGGCGTCATTATAGAGAGGATGATTGGGAAGCCTTCTTACAGGCATTAGACTTTATATATGATGATGGGTATGGTGGTCAGGTGTTGTTTGGTACAATATGGTTTACAAATGGCACATGGGCTGATAGAGCTGAATATGATGGCAGTGAGTGGTGGGTAATTAGACAAATGCCCATTATTCCAGAACATTTATGATATTATGGCAAGCAATCATACGGGGATGTGTGTCTACACTGTCCCCTTTTTTCTTATTCATTCATTAACAATCAATTACAATCGTATGAAGCACATCCTTCGTATGCTACTCATGATAGTAGCGTTTATTATTATTGTCCCATTCATGGCTATATATTGCCTGTGGGAGTTTGATTTTAGTCCTGTACGTCAGTTATATAGAGACTTTCTAGAAACAATGGGTTATCCATTTAGATCTCTCTTTAAGAGAAAGAAAAAAGGTTCTACAACAGTGTTTGCTGTTATAGCATTTATTGCTATATTTATGTTGCAAAGTTGTAGGACAACAGGCTATGGCTGCAAGGGTAGATCATCCTGGGAACAGGTTGTTCGCAAAGCAAATCGTCCTTAAATAGTTTATTCACCCCTTCAATACAAATCAAATGAAAAGGTTAACATTCACGCCCACAGAGTTCAAGCTGTTTCAAAAGCTTGCCAATCACATGCAAATAATATTTATGTACACAGTGTCTCACGGTAGTGTTATCGTTGAGGCTAGTGCATATGAACTCGAAGGGTTGGGTTACTAGTTGTAGCTCTGGAGCAGTCTTGAAATACAGGCTGCTCCTTTTTAAAACATTGATTATGAAGACATTAATATTAGGAGACACACACGGAACATCATTTTGGAAGCTCATTACACACATAGAGCAGCCTGATAGAGTGATATTTATAGGAGATTATTTTGATTCGTTTGATATTAAGCTGGAAGAGCAGCTAAACAACTTCCTGGACATCATTCAGTATAAAAAGGATGCAGATATAGAGGTGATATGTCTAATAGGCAACCACGATCACCATTATTTCCCTGAAATAGGTGATACAGGTACATCAGGCTACCAATACATGGGTGGGTTTCAGATAGGTCCTGTTCTAGATGCTAATAGAGAACATCTACAAATAGCATATAGGATGGATGACTTCCTGTTTACACATGCTGGTGTGAGTGCTAAGTTTATGGATAGTGTATTTGGTGTAGATGGCTGGACTGTGGACACAATAGTGGACCAGCTCAATGAGCTGTTTAAGCATAAACCTAATACATTTAGCTTTGGTATGGCTGTCAGCATGAAGAAAATGAGCTATATAGACCCTACAGGGGACAATGAAGAGCAATCACCTATTTGGATAAGGATAAGGTCGTTAATAAGAGCTAACAAGGATACAGAGCTTAAAAACACCTTTAAACAGGTGGTAGGACACACACAAGTGACCAAGATTGACCTAATAGGCTATGAGAAGGCCTTTGGTAATAAGTATTTCATGATAGATGCACTGAACACCAGTGGTGAATACATCACTATTGAGGATGGTGTCATTCATGTTAAGTCCATAAAATCGTAACATGTACACACTTTTATGTACGTAAAAGTGTATTCACATCACACTTTAACTCACTTATTTGTGATTATTTTACATATTATGACACTTATGGTTGACATATTAGGAAGTAAAACACGTCCAAACTCGGAAGCAGTGCATGAAGTTTTTGGTAAAATTCATGCAGATTATTAACACAATAAATTGTAAATCAATTAGTTATGATAGTTAAGACATGTCCAAGGTGCAAGATAACAAAGGAGAAAATGATGTTTCACAAGTCAAAGACAAGAGTTGATCGTATGGCAGTGTATTGTATAGCCTGTGAGAAGCAGTGGAAGAAGAAGAAGGCTGAGGATAAGAAGTATGCTGACTTATATGGAATCGTTTAAACAAATAAACTATGGCACAACAAACATTAGAACAAATCACAGAACTAGCCAAAAGTATGTGGGAAGGGTGTCATCACTGTGATGAGACTGATGAACAGATGTGGATTAATGGGTATGTACATGGTTATTTAACATCTACACAAATAGAGAAGGAACAACGTATAAAAGATTATAATGCTGGCTATACAGATGCTCAATGCAATCATATAAATGATGCAGAGAACTACGTTAATGAACAAGAATATTTAAATAACAAATTGTAAATCAATTATTTATGGTGGGAACAATCTTTAGAAAACACATTGAAAGGTATGAAGCTGGTACAGCTGGTGGTAGTTTATATCAGACCTGGAAGGTGGTGGCTGATTTAGGACAAGGCATATACAGTTGTGTTCGTGTAGATAATACACAAGACCCAATGGGTGCAGCTAGTCCTTTGAAACGCACATTCAAGGAGGCGGACATTAAGAAACACCTTCAAAACAAGAAATAATGCATCATACAGTGGAACTTGTGCTTAAGAGCTATATGCCTAAGCAACTTGAAATTGGTATGTGGTTTATCACCAAGATAAATCCAGGTACATTAAAAGAATACACAGAGATATGGGCGCTTAATACACATCCTCGTGAGACATTAGAAGAGTTTATTGTTATGCATGGTGCACCTGTTGAGCCCTATTTAATCTACGATGAGCAGGTGGTAGCAGAACCACATGAAATAGGTTGGTGGGATGAGGGAGACCATGTTGATGAGCTCAGAGACATAGAGCTTACTGACATCAACTTCATTCTTAGTGAATGGGATGGATATGTAGATGTGGAGATAGACGAATGGGACTTTGCACATGAGGAAGAAATTAATCCTATTATGTATGCAAACAAGGTGACTATGACTATAGTGGGGATGTATGATGATTATGAGGATGAGGATGATGATGAGGGTCCTTGGTTATGTCACCATTGTAATGGATCAGGATATGGTGCTACACCAGATGTGGCATGTCCTGTATGTAAAGGAGAAGGAGAAATATACAATAATGAAGAAGATGATGACACAGATATGGACGACAATTCTTAACATTAACAAAAAGCATATGAACTTAGAGCACATTACATTAGAGAGGCTTCAAGAGATTGAGGCTGAAAGAGCACAGACACAATTAGATCCCAAATTCCATACATGGATGAGAGACCTACATGTTGGTAGACTATCTATTGATAGGAGTGGGATAATGAGAGCAAATCAAATGATGGAAGATTATTCAAAGTTAAAAAATCAATTATGGGAGTAGACATCACTGGGATAAATCCTCAAATAGTTGGGGATCGCCCAAAAGAACCAAATTGGAGCACAGCCACAGATTATGAAAAAAGCCAGTATTTTAACTCTATGGACCTATTCCATAGTGTAAATCCTGGTGTGTATTTCAGGAGCAATTGGTGGGGCTGGAGACCAATACATGCTATAGCTGATATGGCTATACATGCTACAGAGCTTCCTTTTGATACAAGCACGTGGGGTGAGAATAGTGGTGGTGGCTTGAAGACACAGGAAGACTGTGACATGCTGGCTGATGCTATTGAGGCATTTATGATCTTGAACAATGCCAACATGCATGATGAAGATGATAGATTCTATCTATGCTTAGGTGCATGGAGTACAGCCACTGGTGGTTTTATTGGTCCTAATAGAACAGAAAAGCTAGACCAAGACTATCCAATAGGCACAGTTCTTTATAATGGGGTGGTGGCTGATGATGGTACATTAGCATTTTCAGCACACAGCGCTCCTCTATATCATGTAACAAACTTCGTAACATTCCTCCGTAAATGTGGAGGGTTTGAAATCTGGTAACCAATTAAATCACAAATAAAAGCAAAGCACATGTCAAGAAGAAGCATTTTTAAGACAGCAGAACTTACAGAAATTAAAAGGGAGATGCGCAATGGGACCAAGGTCAAAGAACTTGCAAAACGTTTGGCTCCAAAGTACAATCTAACTGAAAAGCAAATGTTGAACAAGTTGTATTATGTATCAGCGCATACATATATGATTAAAAGAAAAGCCAAACCAACAGTAGAAAAGAATACCGTTGCTACTGTTAGCCCTGATGTTGCTATTATTGAAGCAACAGATGTTGAAACTGTTCCTACAGTTGTTGAAACAGCAAACGTTGTCAACGCTACTCCTGCAATTGTAGGTAGGAAAGTGGAAATGTACGATGACCATATTCGCATATATTTCTAATCACACATAAAAGCATACAATTATGGCAGCAACCCTCGTTTACCGCTCCTCATGGAGCCCTATTACACCGTTAGTTTATTCTGATGATTGTGACAATCCAAATGTTAATAAGCTCATAGAAGCTATATTCACGCGTAAGAAAACTAATAGGTTGATCTTGGAGAATAACAAGATGTATTATTGTCCTTCGGATGACTATAAAAAAGTTGTTCGCTTGCGTAAATTTAAGTAAATTTGAGCCCACCTCATATTGGGGTGGGCCTCTTTAAAATTAATCAAATGCCAGAAAAAAAAGATGTAAAAGAAACAGCACGCCTCACTATTATATGTAATAATAAGGAACAGTGTACAGTGAAGACAAAGGGTGATATGAATGAAATGACAGCAGCTCTTGCTTGTTTAATGGATACTGATCATGAGGATAATAAATTTCGTGAGATGATGGCAGTAGCCATTCAGCTGATTATCACTGAAAACGAGATGAAAGAGAAAAAAGCTGCAAAGAAAAAAGCTGCTAAAAAGAAATAATTGATGGAGAAGGTAATTATCTATGACATAGAAACGCTTAAAGAATATTTCTTGGTGGTGTGTCTTATTCCTGGTGAACCATATAGAGCGTTCAAGGTGAATAAAGACCAGAACATGCTAGATGCATTCATTAACTTCACAGAGAAACATAGAGACCATCATTGGGTGGGCTACAACAACTTGCGCTTTGACTCTCAGGTGATAGAATGGGTGATACGTAGTCACCATGACTGGCATGAGCTTTCTAGTCTAGAAATTACAGCTAGAATCCATCAGAAGGCTACAGATGTTATTGATGATGCTAATCATGATGTGTTCCCTGAATACAGAGAATATGACCTATCTCTCAAACAGATTGATTTGTTTAGAATCCACCACTTTGACAACAAGAATAGACGTGTTAGTTTAAAGAGGTTGGAGTTTGAAATGGATCTTGAGAATATTGAAGAGATGCCTATTCCTCATGATAAAATAGGGTTCACAGATGATGATATCAATAAGACAACAGAATATTGTCTGAATGATGTTTGGGCCACGTATCAGTTCTATCTAGTCACTATTGGTGACACTAATCATCCATTGTACAAGGGAAACAACCAGATTGAGCTTAGACAAGATATTGAAGCTGAGTTTGGTATTCCTTGCTTAAACTATTCTGATAGTAAGATAGGGGATGAGATGATTAAGAAATACTACTGTCAAGAGAAGGGAATAGAATACAAAGAACTTCCCAAGAAAGGGTATTTCAGAAAGACTATTGCTGTAAAGAACTGTATAGCACCATATGTAGAGTTTCAAACCAAAGAGCTACAAGACTTCCTCAAGAAGATTAAGAGGTTGAGTCTAGGCTTGCAGGATGACTTTAAAGAGGAGCTACACTTCTACAACAATGTCTATTCCTTTATGAAGGGTGGGTTGCACACAGAGAATAGCCCAAAGATATTTGAGGCTGATGATGAGCATGAGATCATTGATTGGGACGTTAGTTCCTATTATCCAGCCATCATCATCAATAATGGGCGCTATCCACAACACTTGGGTAAAGAGTTTCTCAGAGGCTATCAAGCCATGTTTGAAAAGAGATTGGAACTCAAGCCTTTAGCTAAGAAGGATAAGAAGATTAAAGGTATTGTTGGAGCATTGAAGCTTGCTGTAAACTCTGTTTATGGTAAGAGCTCTGACATGCAAAACTGGATCTATGATAGACAGCTCACTATGTTCACCACTATTACAGGTGAATTGAGTCTTATGATGCTTATTGAGGCGTATGAAACAGCTGGTATACACGTTATATCTGCTAACACAGATGGTGTTACTATCAGAATAAAGAAACACCTCATACCCAAGATGCATGAATTGAACACATGGTGGGCAGAGCTCACTAAATATGAGCTAGAACGCACTGACTATCAAAAGATTGTATTTTCCACAGTAAATGATTATCTTGCGATAAAAACAGATGGAGAAGTTAAGAAGAAAGGCGATTTTCTCACGGATTTTGAGCTTCATAAGAACAAGTCAGGAAGAGTTATACCTTTGGCTCTTGAACAATATTTTCTTCATAATATACCTGTTGACACTACTATTAGGGCTCATAGTAATATCTTTGACTTCTGCCTGAGACAAAAGGCTAGCAAGGATTTCCATTATGAAGGCATAGATAGGTCCACAGGTGAGAAGACTATATACAATAAGTTGATTCGTTATTACATCTCAAATACAGGTGAGAAGCTTTTAAAGGTTAAGAATGAGGATTCACAGAGTGGTGCTGCAGCTGTTTCCCAAGTGGAAGCTGGTGAGTGGCTGGCCACAGTGTGCAATAACCTGAGCAAAGACCATCCTCTGGATAACATCAATTATGATTATTACATCGAGCGTGCTGAGAAAATAATCTACAAGATTAGTTCTGAAGGCAGGAAACGCAAGGTGGTGGTAAATCCTAACCAGCTTTCTTTATTTTAACAGTACCACGATGCTTCCCGTAAGATTAGCACACTTCAGTGGTCTTGTTGTGATGTAAGTGAATAGCCCAAGGCATAAGCTAAGATCACACCCTCCAACCTCTCTCATTGGACGTAGTGATGATGTTGGAGGTCTTATTTTAAATTCAAGTATATGAAACTAAAAAAAGGAGACAGATTCAAGGATTATATTGGCACTCCTTGTTTCATCAGTTACATTAAAGGGGACATTGTTAAACTGTCTTTTATTGAAGAGCGTCCACATGTAGAGGTGTGGGATAAACAAGAGTTCTTAGAGCAGATAAAGCTCAATAGATTCTTCCCACAGCCCAAAGTGACCATCAATAGAACTAACATAAACGATCATCTGATTGAGTATCAACTAAACATGGTGGGTAAAACCATAGATGATGCTAAAAAGGATGAAATGTGGTTTCACAATTTCACAATGACCTCCCATCAGCACGAAATGTTCAAGTCTTACGCTATTCCTCTCCTGAGGAAGATATTTAAATTCAACAAAGGCAAGGCTGAGCAAACATTCCAGTGGTTTGACCTGGGATATGGCCTTCGCATAAAAGACTAATCCATGTTATTTATTATCATCCCTATTGCGCTAATATCTAGCGCCTGGCTATGCTATGAGATGCATAGAGCACCTCTCGTTAAAGAGAAAGAAGAGGATATCAATGATCCAACAACTACATGTTGGTATGAGGATGATGATTATCATCCAGACACAAAAATTTAAAATCAACAATTATGGGAGCAAATTGGTTTACTAGTCAGTCAAGAGGCAAGGATATTAAAAATGCATACAACAGAGCTGTAGAACGTGCTGAAGATGAATATGGTCATCAAGAAGGCTATAGTGGTCAGATCAATAGTTCAGCAGGCTATAGAGACGTAACAAAAGAGTATAAAGCTAGTAGTAAGAGTGTTCGTGAATTCATGAATCAACAGATGGATAGGCTTAGCAAACATCAAGGAGCTCAGGCTATTTGTATACAAGAACCAAAGGGTAATGACAACAAGATAAAAACTCAAGTGGAGCATGTTGTCACTCCTGGTACAAAGAAATGGGTTCTTACATACATTGTCTATTGTGGAGATTCTAGAATTGCTAGTGCTGTAACTAAAGGAGATGCTGTTAAGCGTGCTCGTGATTATTCAGAGAAGTATCAGTGTAGCACGATAATCAAGATGGAAAGAAGACTTGAGAAAGATGCACATGCTCTTGTTGCTAAGGTGACATATAAGAAATCATCCACTGAGAGGGATGGTGAATGGATATTCTTTGGTTGGGCTTCAGAATAAAAACAAAAATTATGATTCAAGAAGATTATGAACGGGATTATCTGAAAGAATCCGTATATTTGCAGGCTGACTTGATTAGAACGCAAGAGGATATTATGCAGGAAATTATAGAAGAAGAGAATAGACTTCCTGCACGGATTACAGTGATTTATCAGACAAAACAACCCCACCCTAATGAACTTAAAGATAACGCCCTACCATTTTGAAGAGCTCATTAAGAAGAGCTATTCCTTGGACGTTATTTATCTTCTAAAGTTGATAGAGCTGCAGATGGATGTTCAGCCTCTCTGCGAAGGAAGCATGAAGATTGCTGCGCTCTATCAAACTTTAATCAGAAAAGGACTCATATCCACTAGTGATGAGAAGATAACGACGGAAGGAAAAGAGCTCCTCAAGTTTATAGAAAGCAAAGAAGAAACAAAGATTGTTAAGCGTAAGCCTGCCACCACAGAGTTTGAAGAGTGGTGGAAAGCATATCCAGGCACAGACACATTTGCCCACAAGGGTAAGAAGTTTACAGGAAACAGAGGTCTTAGACAGAACAAAGATGAGTGCAGACTCAGGTTTGATAAGATTCTTCTAGAGGGAGAATATACAGCAGCTCAACTAATAGAAGCGCTGAATTTTGACGTCCTTCAGAAGAAAGAAAACTCTGTTAAGACTGGTACAAACAGACTCAGCTTCATGCAGAATAGTTTCACCTATTTGAATCAACGAAGCTTTGAGCCATTTATTGAACTAATTAAAGAGGGTGGTAAGGTTGAAGAAACTGATAAACCCGTTGGAGGCACAGACATATGACAGCTAAACAAGAAGCAGCAGCAATGGTCTTATCTTTCTTAGGCATAGTGGGTAACAACATGAAGTATGCAAAAGAATGCGCACTAATCACTGTAAATAAAATATTAGCCGCTGTAAAGTGGTGCATTGGTGATAGCCAAGTAGAACATTGGGAAGATGTTAAAAAAGAAATAGAAAACCTATGACACCAAAAGAAAAGGCAGAAGATTTACTATATCAAATGAGATGCGATCATATGAGTGGCATATTGACTAAAAAAAAAGCTAGACGATGTGCATTAATAGCAGTAGATGAAATAATAGAATGGTCATCACAATGGAGTGGATTGCATAATGAAATATCATATTGGCAAGAAGTTAAAACAGAAATAGAAGCACTATGAAAACCGCAATGCAAGAATTAATCTTTCACATAGCATATATGGAAAGAAGAAAGTATCAAGATGAGCAAACACAGATACTTGGAGGTATGAATGATTGTATTATGTATGATGCCATGGTTATTCAAAATAGAGTCATTGAAGAATTAACTAAAGAGTATTCTGAATATCTTGAAAAAGAAAAAGAGCAGATAAGAAATGCTTATAATGATGGATATTTTGCAGCATATAAGTATAAAGATTGGGAAGAATACTACAAACAAAACTTTAACCAAAACAAATAACCTATGAGCTTTGAACTATTAAAACACGAGGTTGAGCTTGGCTTGACAGGGAGGAATAATGGGATACCTATGGGTTTTGATAGACTTAATAGGTACATTGGTATCCGTAAGAGCATGTACTTTCTTGTGGGTGGCTTAACAGGTTCTGGTAAGACATCCTTCATAGATGATGCATTTGTTTTGAATCCTTTTGACTGGTATATCATGCAGAAAGCTCCAAATATCAAGCTACGCATCATATATCGTTCAATGGAGCGCTCTCGTACATACAAACTAGCTAAATGGGTCTCTAGAAAAATCTTTCTAGATCATGCTATGATTGTTCCTGTTAGCAAGTTACTTGGTTGGAATGAGAAGATGACCAAAGATGAGCACGATCTGTTCTTGATGTATGAGGATTACATGAATCAGATGAATGATGTCATCACTATTATCGATGGTCCAGAGAATGCTGTGGGTGTAGCCAAAGAATTAAAGGCGCACGCTTTGCAAAATGGGCGCATTGAACAAGTGGATGAATTTAACAAGCGTTATTTCCCTAACAATGAGAATGAGATAACTATTGTTATCATTGACCACATTGGTCTATTGAAGACCACAAAGGACCAGACTACCAAGAAGCAGGCTATTGATAAAATGTCAGATGAGCTCAGATATGCTCGTGACTTTTATGGGTATACGCCTGTTGTTGTTAGTCAGTTCAACCGTGACATCAGCAATCCTATCAGGATAAAGAACGGTGATGTTGAACCTCAGCTAGAAGACTTTGCAGAGAGTTCACAGACACAGAACGATGCTGATGTTGTATTAGCTCTATTTGATCCTATGCGTTACAAGGTGGCTGACCCTAGTGGTTATTCTCTTGATAAGCTAAAAGATGAATTTGGAGCTAAGTATTTCAGAAACC